ATTATCTACAGTCCTTGTTTGTGCATCAAGAGTAGATGAGCCTGGATCAGCATTAAGTGTGTATTGGAATCCTCTTGCACTTGTGATACCTATAACTGAGAATCTTCCGTTAAATCCAGAACTACCGATACCAGTTGCGTTGTTAGCAGATGTAATTTTATTAACATTAACTACAGAACCAACAGTTAAGTTATGTGGTTCCTCTGACATTACTGTTGCAACATTACTATTCCAGTTTGCCTCGTTAATGAAGTGGAAGTTTCTCTGGTCATCAATGTTAGTTAATGATGTAGTTGTAATTTCAGCATCAGTTGCTCCACTTGTATCACTTGTCTCCTGTAAGATATAACCCTCGATAGGTGGTCTTGCAGTTGTGATACCAGCAGGGATAACATATCTAAACTTATAGATTGAATCTTCAGTGCTTCTTGAGTTTTCTTTTCTTATAAAGAATGACTTGGGTGTATTTTGACCTAACGCTGTAGTTCCAACAGAAACAAAGGTTGGATAT